AGATCCATAACGACTACCATACTTTAGAATATTTGCCTGACAAAAATTGGAAGCAAGATCTTTTGTAGCCATTAGATCAATGGTCTGTATATCTCTATATGAAGGATCTTGTCCAGTATAGTGACTATTATATGTTTCTGAAACATATTCCTGGATATCTTTCAAGATTTGTGCTTCATTATATTTAAATTTGTGATTAACCGCAGTATGATTCATTTTAAAATTTTCAGTTGGGTTAAGTTCAATATGAAAATTGTTATCATTTAGATCAATATTGATTTTATCGTCAACATTCGGAGATGTTGAAAGATAAACGCTATCCATATCAAAAGTAGTAGAAGTGTTCATGGTTTAATTCTATCAGGTATTTTTGTTGAGGTCAACCATCAATTTGTTGCTCCTCACCCTGATTATTGAAGTCGGCATCGACAGCATCGTAAAGTTGAAGGAATGACTGCTTAGTCTCATCATCAAAACGAGCAGTACAAATATCAATTGCTCTTTCTTTACTATCAAAAATGCTATAGGCACGAACAATGTGAACAAGACGGCGAGTAGAAATCACTTCATCAATTCCACCATCTTTGAAAGTCTTGCGAATAATGTCTGCCCATCGCGCAAGATAGGAACAAAACTCACGGTCCTCCACACCAAGATCTAAAGCAATACCCTCAAGAATTTTTTGCTCAACAGATTCGGTTGGATAATCTTGCTCAAAGGTTACTGGAAAACGCTCAAGGAATGCCTCGTTGAGAACATTGGTTCCAATAAAGCGTCCATCATCAGAACCCTTACCTTTAGTATTGGCAGTAGCAAACACTTGAAATCCAGCAGTAGGTTTGACAAACTTACCAATCTTCTTCAAAAACACCCCCTTACCCTCAAGGACTGATTGAAGACAAAGGATTTTATTGGAGGCGAGGTCAACCTCATCAAGGAGCAAGATAGCTCCGCGCTGGAGTGCTTCGATGACTGGACCATTATGCCATACAGTAGCACCATCCACAAGACGAAACCCGCCGATAAGATCATCTTCATCAGTTTCAATAGTAATGTTTACACGAATCAGTTCACGCCCTAGTTGAGCACATGCCTGCTCAACCGAAAACGTTTTACCATTGCCAGACATCCCCGTAATGAACGTTGGATAAAATAGACGGGACTTAATAATTCTTTTAATACTACCAAAGTTACCAAAGTTGACGAAGGAATCATCTTTATCAGGGATAAGGTTTTGTTCAATAGACTGCATGGATTCTACTATTTTGGCAGCAGGAGCATTGTAAGTTTGCTCAAGTTTTTCTTGGACAGTAAGATTCCACTTACCACGTCCTGTTTTAAAGTCTTGAAGTTTATTGGTTACGGTCTGATACCCAGCGCCGTTCATAGCACACCAGGCACGAACATCACCAGAGGTAACAGTCTCTCCATAAAGATTTTGGAGAGAAGTGATAATGTATTCGGGTGACATAGGCATGTGGTTTGTTTGGTTTCCAACTGAAGTTATTATAGGGCAGAGTGAGGCAGAGTCAGGGGCAGAGTGGTCAGTCTTTCAACCGTCCATACTTATATCGCATTGCCTGCAACAACCACGATTGAGTAAGAGACTTAGGACCATTCTCAAGAATATCTAAGACTTTGGGATTCTTTTCAGATGCTTTGGCAATCTCCTTCCAATTGTCTCTATATTTTGTCATACAATTAAATCTACAAAACTCCCCAAAATCTTTTTATTTAGTTTTTTAGTGCGAAGAGATTTGATAAATGCACTTTTGATTTGAGTTTTTGTTGCATCACTTTTTACACTGAAAGAACTATCTTGGGATATATCTGCAGAAGACAATCCAAAGTATTTGTCATAACCAGAACTAGTAATTTGGAAGCAACGTTCTTTTCTCCACTCTTTGGATACTTTATCAAATTCATCACCATATCCACAATAGCGATGGATGAAAGTATTTGCATCCCTAGAACAAATAATTCGTATCCCAATAGTATTTACATTGGGGAATGTTTCTCCAAGATCTTTAAGAAGAACGTCTGTAAGTTTAGACCAATCTTCAGGAAGTTCATGCACATTACCAGTTTTCCTGTTACGGAGATAATGAGTTCTATACCACATCCTACGGACTCCAACATAAGGTTCATCCAGAGGGTCACGTTGCACTGTGCTGTGCTTAAGTAAAGCATTTGCTTCGCCATCAGTAAGAATCACACAATTAACTTTCTCAAGATTATACTTTTTCTTGAAGGCAGGAATAATTTGGTGCAAAGCAATAACACTCTCATTAAGAGGAGTTCCAGAAAGACACATCCTATGAGGAAGAATATACTTAACCCAACGTGTAATTGCATAAACACAACGCCAAATGTTTAGCATCTGTTTTTCAAGATCTTTAGTGGAGCAATCAGAATTAAAAAATTCCATAAGAGAAACTCTTTTAGAAACTGAAAGTTGACCATCTTTAGGGATGTAGTGCTCCTGGAGTATGTTTGCAACACCATCATCATCATAGGTCAAAACATTAAATTCTCCAGTAAAGGCATAGACATTAAATGGAATATTAGATTTGCTGCAAAACCAAACAAGCTTATAAAGTTGCTCAATAGTATCTTTAAGATATTCTCCCATAGATCCTGACCAGTCAAGAATAAAAATCAAACCATGATTCTTACCCTCAGGAATAATAGTAACCTTCTTGAAGAGATCTTCATTATATTTGTAAGTATGAAGTTTACTAGTATTAAGAATTCCAGTACGTGAAGTTGTTGCGCGAGAATATGCAGATGCAGATTTCTTACATTCAAACTCTTTCATCAAGAAAGAAACTTCTTTCTTAGAAGAATTTCTAAACTCGCAATATTGAGAATCAACATATTCAAAGGCATCCTTTTCACGATCTTCACAATCATTTAAAAAGTTTGTAAAAACTTCTTCAATGTGACCATGAACTTCACTATTAGAATTGATGAAAGTGTCCAGATTTACTTTGGGAATCTCAACATAAGAAGTGCCAGTAGATTGCTTGTCTATAAGGTTTTTCAACTTCTCCCTAAGATTAGAATCTGTTTTTGATCCTAAATCCATATCACCAACAATACCATCTAAATTCTCATCAATATCATCAGAATAGTTACTACCTTGCTCTTGAGTCTCTTCTTCCTCTTCACCGTCAACATTATCACTTTGATCAAATCCACCAAAATCTGAGGATGAATGAGAGGAAGATTGAGAATTAGATTCAAATTCTTCATCCTCTTTAGATTTTTTAGAAGACATTTTTTGCTCCTTTACCCTCTCATCTTTTTGAGACTTGCAATACTTGTAAATGGCACGGGCAGCATCTTGAGCATCTTGGAAAGTCTCAGCATTAGAAACAATTTTTACAATCTCATTCTCTTCATCTGTGAAATTAATTTTCGTAAAAGATCCAATCTTAAAGTAAAGATTGATTTTATCTGCAAGATTCATTTCATCAACATCTTCATCTTCAATGCAGAAGAAGTCTTCATCACTGAGATAATTATATCCCCTATAAAAAGTCTTTGGAAGTCCAGGATATTTTCGTTTCATCAACTTCTCAATGCGAGCATCTTCGGTCACATTCAGAATTGATTTAGGAACATCACTTTCCCAATCTTCATTTGGAGTGAACAGAGCATGTCCAACTTCGTGAGCAATGAGCATATCATAAACTTCATTACTTGCCTTTTTCCAAATAGGCAAAGTAAGAACTCGGCTCTGAACATTGAACATTGCAGTCTCAACCTTTTGATGCTCTACAATAAGATCTTCAGTTGCCAGAAGTTTTGCAAGTTGTCCTTTGATCTCCAGGTTGATGGACATGTATCTTTGTTTGAACTCCTCTTAGTATACAAAAAAAAATTGCCCAGAGGACAACTCATGTGACACTTATTCAACTGTCTGTCTAAACTTTTATGTTGCCAACCTACTAAATCCTTTTACTTTTTCAAATTTTAGTACGTCACCAAACTTGTCTTCAAGACCAGTCTTATGCGATATAATGAAAATGTTAGCATCTTTAATAATGTAACTAATAATTTTCAAAAAGTCATCTGTACCATATCCATCTAGTGAAGAATCGAAGACTTCATCCATAATAAGAAGGTTTGTATTAGTTGAGTTTTTAAACTTAGCAACTTCTCTCCAAGTGAACAAAAGTGCTAAGTCAATTCTTTGCTTTTCTCCTTCACTAAATGAACTGTAAGAAAAGTCCTCATGAATTGGAGACTGAATTGTTTCGTTAAACTCTTCGTCGAGAGTAAAGTTAATATAGAAATCCATCATCTGCAAGTATCTATTTACTTGTTGATTGATTAAGGGAAGATACTTTTTTATGATTTTGGATTTAACACCAGAGTCTTTTAGAAGACTATAAGTAAAATCGTGATATGTAATTGTTTCTTTTTTTGTAGAAAGATCCTCAAAAACTTTATGAAGATCTTTCTTGAAGTTTTCTAATTTTTCATGCTCAGTATTTCTGTTTGCAAGTTGATCGGTAATTGTTTGAACTTCCGATTCCAGATTTCTGATTTGTCTGCGACATCCAGAGATCTTAGTATTGTTTTGAGAAATGCCATGCGTTAAGTTAGTTACCTCTTTCGAAAGATTAAGAAATTGGTGCTCTCTTTCTTCTTCCTTTATGATTGCTTGTTCCAGTTCTTTATAACCAGATTGCAACTCCTTTGCCTTATCTTGAGCACCCTCAATTCTATTTAACCTAAACGATTCTTCTATATCCTGAGTACATGTAGGGCATACCGTATTTTCGCTGAAAAACTTATACTCTTTAGTAATTGTTGATACTTTCTGAGACAGTTTACCTTTCAAATTGCCCAGTTTACGTAATTTTTCAGATGCGCCAGTAAATTTTTCTAAACGCTTTTGTAAGGAATTAAGTTCACTACTCATATTCCCACAAGCGTTCATAAAATCATTTTCTTCATTGAGAAGATCTTGAATTTGATCAGTTTTATTTTCAATATTTTTCTTTCCTCGCTTTTCCAATTCTTCAATAAAGTTTTTTTGCATTTCTGCTTTATCTTTAATAGATTCTTTCTTTAGATCAAGAGTTCGTGTTTCATCCTTCAAAGAACGGATTTTATCTTTAAGGATATTATTCATTGAGGAGAAAATCTTGATATCAAGAAGATCTTCAATAACTTCTCTACGGTTTGAAACACTAAGTTGCATAAAAGGAACAAAGTTGCTACTACCAAGAATAACGATCTGAGTAAAAGATCTATAATTCATTTTAAGAACAGATTGCTCAAACCATTTCTGCTGATCTACTGCAGAAGATTTTTGATCTAAGATATTTCCATTTTTATAAATTTCAAAAATATTTGGTTTTATTCCCCTACGTACCATC